GTCTTTAAGGATACTCAAGGAATGAGTATCTCTGGTGATGAGGCTTCTACCAGGATGGGTGCCTTTATTCTGGGTCCAAAGGGCGGCTCCTTCTTCCTGAATATCAATCGCATCGATGACACTACCACTGATTTATGGGATACCCGATCTTTCAATCGCCACTTCGGGCGGATGACTTCGCCTGGGGCGCCAGGCCAAAGCGGGCTGCTTGATCAGCCTCGCAACCTTCAACAAAGAGGGCAGCAGAAGGATTTCAACGCTGAACTTGCAAGTAAATTCAGCAAAACAGAACGTGACGCACAAGCAATTCGTTGGTATTATGAACAGAATGTATTTGCAGCAATGGGGCAGACCAGTGCCAGACCAAGCAAATTCTCAGAAGGCGCCATTGAGTTCCGGGACAACATCGGCCGACGAGCAACCCGCGACAGCGGAGGAACTGTTCAGCCGGTACATGATCCAGGTTCTAGAGGCCGCGGATCGTCGAGACGCGGAGAAAGACGCGGCCGAGGCTCCACCCGTAGAGTAGCGCCTACGCCGTCTCCAGGTAAAGGGGGCGGCTGATGGCCATCACCACAGAACCAATCCTTACTGACGAACAGGGAACCCCGCCGGGCACCGGTGAGGACGTTCAGCTTGCCATGAACATAGGCGCCATAGTCAGGAAGGCCGGCCGCCGCAAGAAGATAGAGCGCGAAACCATCGATCCAGATGCCGCCGTCCAGGAGTACAAGGGCGGTGTCCTGATCAAGGAAGCCACGCCGGAGCAGATGGCCGTCTTCGAGGTGGCCCTGCCGAGGCTCGGCGGCAAACCTGGGGCGACCGGCGTCAAGTATTTTGAACTGAACCTCGACCAGCTTCGGGATGTTCTCGGCGGTGACTTGGCGGCATTCCAATCGAAGATCATTGAATTGAACCGTACAGCCATCGACCAGGCGAAGCGCGGCAAGATGAGCCTGGACGACATCAAGGACGGCGCCGACCGCATCGGCCTGACTGAGATGGCCGTTCGCCTGATCGGACGCAAAACAGGCGAGGCCCTGCCGAACGCCGAGGAAATGTACCGGGCGCTGGTGGTCCAAATTTCCACCCTGATGTCGGCCCGCCATGCCTACCAAGACTTGATTGAGCAAGGGACGGAGGAAGCCGCCAGCAGGTTCCTCGTAGCCATAACGCTACAGGGCGCCGTGACGACATCGCTTGTCGGCGCCAAGGCGGAAACCGCGAGGATGATGGCTGTGCTGCGGAACTTCGGCAGGGTGGCCGAGGGAAACCTGGGCCCGACGCTGGAGGATATCGGCAGGGTCTTCGGCGATATAGAGGATGTGATGGGCCTCGGGAGTTCCGCCAGGATCGTCGAGGCGATGGGCGGCGTCGACGAGGTCATCATTCGTGGCAGACAATACATGGCCCTGCGGCCGGCCCAGCAGGCGCTGGTCAACAGGAGCGCGTGGCGATGGGTGGGCAAGGGCATGGATGCCTTTATCGAGTCCTTCCTTATGGGCATCCTCTCCGGCTCCGTGACCCATACCGTCAATATGGTCTCGACGGCCATCAACATGATCTACCAGATTCCTGTTCATATGACGGCGACAGGCGTCGGTGCGGTGCGCGAGGCGATCACCGGGGGCACGGGCCGCATGACGATGGACCAAGCCACAATCGCGCCGATAGCGTGGCTGCACGCCTTTCGCGACGGGTTGTCAGCCGCATCGGAAGCCTTCCTCAAGGAAGGGAGCGGCAGCGCTGGCAGCAAGCTGGACTACAAACACCAAAGAGCCATCAGCGCCGAGGCATTGGAACTCGACCCCAACAATCTCCCCGGCCGAGCCGTCGATATGCTTGGCAAGCTGGTCAGGCTGCCTGGCCGCTTCCTCGTAATGGAGGACGAGTTCTTCAAGGCCCTGGCCGTCCGCGAGGAATTGTACCGCCAGGCGCTTGGGCGAGGTCTCGAGGTACGCAGGGCCGGCGGCAGTAAGGCGGATGTCGAGAGGGTTGTCGCCCAGACAATCGGCGATCCCGACCGATTCGCGATGGAAGCGGCCGAGGATTATGCGCGTTATGTTACCTTCCAAACGCCAATTGAAGGCGGGTTCCTGGGGCTCGTTCAGGAACTGACCAACCACCCATTGGGCAAGATCTTCGTTCCCTTCTTCCGCACGCCGACCAACATCATAAAACAGATCAGCGCGAACTCACCGGCGGCGATCCTCATGCCTTCTTTCTACAAGGCAATCAAGGCCGGGGGGCGCCAGGCCGATACGGCCATCGCACGCCTCATGCTTGGCTCGACCATCTTCGCGACCTTCACCGCGGCGTCGATGGGAGTGTACGGCGACGGCGTGATGATCACCGGCTATGGGCCGACGGATCGGAAGGCCAGGGAACATTGGCTGGACCAGGGCTTCCGGCCGTACAGCTTCGCCGTCAAGCAGGATAGTGGCCTTTACAAGTCCATCAGCTACTCCCGCTTCGATCCCATCAGCGGCATCCTGGCGATGGCCGCGGATACCGGCTGGCACCTACGGCACAGCAATTCCGACGCCGATGAGATCGTCCTGCGCGGCCTGGCATCCATCTGGAACTACACGCGGGAATTGCCGATGTTGCAGGGCATCTTCGACATCACCAAGATCTTCCACGGCGGCGCATATCAAGACCCGATGAAGTTCATACCGAAAATGCTGGAGCAGGTCACCGCGCAGGTTGGACGCGCAGCGACCGTGGCCGTGCCTGGATTGCTGGGACCAGCCTCACCGACAGGTTCCCTGGCGGCAACGCTGGAACGGTACATGGATCCGACGAAGCGTAGCACTAAGTTCCCCGAGGATATGCCGGCCTGGGCGCGATACCACCCATATTTCGGCGGCGGCATGAGGAATCTGTATGAGGTCATGCAGAAGGCCAGGTCGCGGGTGCCGATGTGGTCGGAGGGGTTGCTGCCGCATACCGACCGCTGGAACATTCCGCTGACCGAGGGCAACGGGCAGCTATACGAATTAGTGTCTCCCATCAGGATCAAGGAAACCCGGCATTCCATGATCGAGGACGAACTGAACGCCCTCGGCGTCGGGCTCCACAAGCCTTCAGACCGGATCGAGGGCATCGAACTCTCCTCCGAACAGTATTACAGGGTCAAGGAAATCGCCAATACGATGACGGATCGCGAAGACCGCAACCTTATGGGGGCCCTGGCCGGCGCCATCGAGGAATATCGCGAACAAGAGGCCAAAGGCGAACTGCTTCTGCCTGGCGACAAGATCAAGCTGCTACGCAGCATCGACGACAAGTTCTTCTCGGTGGCCAAGAAACAGCTTTTGACTGAATACCCGGAATTTAATGAGGCCGTGATGAACCGCCGCGCCGTCATCAGCGCGACGGGGCAAGCACCATAGATTTTTTTTAAGATTTGGTGTAAGAAGGCAAACGTAAAGCGATAGGAACCTGACATGGCGATTACCATCAATGCAGTCCACCGAAAGGTGCAGTACACGTCCACCGGAAGCGCCGGCCCGTACTCATTTGCGTTCAAGGTGCTGGCGGCGACGGACATCAAGGTCAGCGTCGGAACCACCGAGAAAACCGTGACCACGCACTATGCGACTACCTATGCCGCGGACGGCACCGGCTCTGTCCTGTTCACGTCGGGCAACGAGCCCGCGTCCGGCACCCTGGTGACCATCGAGTCCGACCAGGCCATCGCGCGCACGTCTGACTATTCCACCGGGGGCGACTTCCTGGCGGCCACGATCAACGACGACCTGGACCGGCTGGCCATCCATGACCAGCAATTGCAGACCGAACTGACACGCGCCATTCGTCTTGCATCCACCACGTCGCGCACGACGTCGGGCAGCGGCACGTCCGGACCGCTTGAATTTCCCTACGCCGACACCGCTTCCGACCAGGCCAACAAGTTCATCATCTATGATTCCAACGGCACCGCGCTGACGACCTCCTCGACCGTCGCCCTTCCGTCCAGCCTCTCGGGCAAGGCGGCCAACATGGTTAGAGTGAACAGCGGCGAGACCGCCTACGAATTCCGCACCGCTGCCAATGTGCTTTCCGACATCAGCGCCCAGGCGGCCGACGCCACCCTGACGGCGTTGGCGGCCTATAACACCAACGGCTTACTGACGCAGACCGGCAGCGACACCTTCGCCGGGCGCACTATCACCGGCACCTCCAACCAGATCACCGTCGTAAACGGTGACGGCGTCAGCGGCAACCCGACGCTGTCACTGCCATCGTCGATTAACGCGACAGCGTTGACGCTTTCTGGCAACCTCACGGTCAACGGCACTACCATCACCCTTGATGCAACCAATACCATCGTTAAGGATCCATTGATCGAACTGAATACCGGGGCCGGGAGCAACGCTAACGACCTTGGTCTGATAATGGAGCGCGGTTCGACCGGTGATAATGCCTTCATTGGCTGGGACGAGTCGGGCGATTTCTTCGCTGTAGGTACAACCACCGCTACCGGGGCAAGTACCGGCAATATAACTTATTCCTTTGCACCGTTTAAATGTTCCGCCATCACGGCCACCTCCGGCACATTGGCTGGGATTACCAGCCTTGGCCTGAGTGCCGGGGCGACCATCACGGCTGGCATCCTTGACCAGGACACGATGTCTTCTGACAGCGCAGTTGCTCTAGCCACGCAACAATCGATCAAGGCATACGTCGATAACAATGCCCCCGAAAATGGCGTCAAGTTCGCCTTTGAAACAGCCACTACAGACAGTGATCAGGGGGCGGGCAAGGTCTGGCTCAACTCTGGAAATACTATCCTGTATGTGGATGATGTCGAGGCCGGTAGCGTGTCAGTTAATGCATGGGTAGACACTTGGGACGATGTCACTAATGCAGTCGCAAGAGGCTATGTCTATATCGCATCGTATGGCACAACCAATGCAATAAAAGTGTTCAAAATTACGGGCAGTGTGGTTTCTGCTTCGACCTATTCCAAGGTGCCGTGCAGTTTAATTTTGAGCGTCGGCACCATTTCGGATGGCGATAGTATCGGCCTGACGTTTGTGCCATCAGGTGCAGACGGTACTGGCGACATGAGCGATTTGGTGGACGACACAACTCCGCAACTCGGCGGATTTCTCGACACGAACTCAAAATTTATCAGCCATGCTCAGGGCGCTGCCATCGCCTCTGTAGCTGGTGACACAAACATATGGACAAACTTCGACGGCAACACAGTCCACATCACTGGAACTAATGCCATCACAGATTTTGGTACTCCAAAGAGTGCGGGCGACTCCATGTGGGTGATCTTCGATGCCGCTGCATCTGTCGTAGATAGCGCGACGATCACAGTAGCTGGTAATACCAATTATCAGGCGGCGGCAAACGACCTTGCTCTCGTCTATGCCTTAACGACCAGCACCTTCTTGTTTATGCCATTCCCGAATAGCGGAGCTTCTCCCGTAGCTACTACTGCGGCCTCGACAACGGCGTCAGGCGTGTCGGAACTGGCTACAACAGCAGAAACGGTTACCGGGACAGATACGGCAAGAGTAATAACTCCAGCGGGATTACACGGCGCGTTGGCTGGATTGTCCGACGCGACAATAACTGCTTCGGATACAATTATCTTCGCGGATGTGGGATCAAGTAACGCTCTAAAAGAGGATACGGTTCAGGGCATTCTCGACCTTGCGGGTGGCGGCGGCCTTGTCCCTCTCGCACAGATTTCCTCCACGAATCAAGCCAGTGCTGATTTTGATGAGGTGTTCACAAGCACATATGACCAATATTTCATTGAAGGGCACATGAACCCTGCCACCGATGGTGTTGATTTATGGTGCCGCCTGGACACAGGAGGGGGAGGTAGTTATCCGACCGGATCGTATTCGCACTGTGCAACTGGTCAGACCACTGGGGGTAACCGCATTCTGAATCAAAACTCCGATGGTGCAGTTATAATGTCTTTCCTAACTATCGGTGCAGGTAATGGGATCGGAAACGCCGCGACCGAGGGTATTCATTTCTGTGTTTGGGTCATGCTGCCTCTAAGTACTACATACGAAACCATCCTTAATTACATGACGGGTGGACGCTTATCAAGTTCAACCTGGAGTTCACTTACTGGTAGTGGAGGGTCAGGCTCTTCTAAAGCAGATGACAGTATTCAGTTTCTCGCCTCATCCGGCAACGGTGATTTTGAGATTCGCGCTTATGGTGTGGTAAACAGTTAAGGAATTATAATGGCAAGAACGAAAGTAAAGGCGACCACATTCGGCACTCAAAATGAAATCGTGGCGCTAACCGAAGAAGAAGAAGCGGCCCGTGATGCCGAGGAATCGGCACATGCGGCTGGGCAATCAGATCGTGAATTCTTGTCGTTGCGACTGGAGCGTGACAAGTTATTGTCTGAAAGTGATTGGACCCAGTACACCGACACGCCGTTGAACGATGAAGTCAAGGCTGAATGGCTAGAATACCGCCAGTTGCTTCGCGACCTACCAGCTAACATAGACGATCCCGCTGATCCGGATTGGCCACTAGCCCCGGAGTAATGCTGGAATATGGTCTACTGAACACACAGGTTTTTTTTACTTTAAAGTGTACTAACGCAAACGCTAGGTAATAGACTTAATACATACCCGGCCGGAGGAGGAAATGGGACCGGACGAAACAAAGGCTGCACTGAAAGAGGCCCTCAAGGAGTGGTTGGACTCCAAGTTCGCCGCCTTCGGGAAATGGTCCTTGACGACCATCGCCGCCTGCGCCCTGGCCGTCCTGACATACTTCATCCTTCAGATTAATGGTTGGCATCGATGAGACGGATCCTCGCCGCTATCGCCCTGACCATCCTGTCATCGATGCCGGCCGGGGCGATCTATGAACGGGGCTCCCGGGCGAATGCGGTGATTATCTGCTCAAGTGAGCAGGCGGTGCTTGACATCGCGCACGAAGATGAGCGGGCCGCATCGGAGGTAAACAAAAAAATCGGGGAGTATTACGACAAAGGCATCTGCGGCATCTCGCCTTACGGTCCACGAACGGTGATTCTCAAAGACCTCCTCCACATCTATACGGACTCCAACGGAATTGTTTCGGAGGTCTGGGAGGTCGAAACCGAGGTGGGGAAATGGTTCACCATCGTCGTCGATCCCCGCAGCCTCAAAAACAAAAAAAAGATATCAATCTGAATGTCCGCTAAAAGAAACGAAACCTCCAAAGAAAAAGCCGAACGCGCCTATCGCCTGGAGCAAGCTGCCAGCGAATACTCGATCACTGGCAACGCTGCGGCAGCGGCCAGGAAATACAGCGTCGCCCGGCAGACTCTGATGGACTACCTGGATAGGCACTCCATCGAGTCTGCCGACCCGGCCGGGAAGAACATAGAGATTCCCAACCTTCCCGACGGCGACATCCCGGTCGAGGAAATCGTCGAAGGCATGAAGCGCCGCTATACCAAGCGCCAGCGCCATCACAAAGCAAAACAATGGATGTCCTATCGGGTTAAGATCGACGGCCCCATCGGAATAATGTGGCTGGGCGATCCGCATGTCGACGACGATGGCTGCAATTGGCCCCTTCTCGACAGGCACCTGAAGTTGTGCGCGGCGACGGATGGGATGTTCGGGGCCTCAATCGGCGATGCCCACAACAACTGGACCGGCCGCCTTCTTCGTCTCTACGGGGATCAGGAAACATCGAAGGAAACGGGACGGAAGCTGGTGAAGCACCTCCTTGAAGGCTACGGCGTGCGGTGGCTCATCTGGCTGCTGGGGAACCATGACCTGTGGAACGACGGCGCCGCCCTGCTGCGGGCGATGGGCGCCCACCTGGTCCCGATGGAGGAATGGCAGGCAAAGTTCAAGCTGGTATTCCCCAACGAGAAGGAGTGCCGGATCTGGGCGGCCCATGATTTCCCCGGCAACTCGATGTGGAACACCATGCACGGGGCGCAGCGGGCCGCCCACATGAAGGAGGAAGCCCACCTCTATATCTGCGGCCACACGCACAACTGGGCCCTCCATCAGGAGGAATCGGCAAGCAGGGAATTCGTCTACTGGCTGGCGCGGGCGCGGGGCTATAAATTCATGGACGACTACGCCGAGAAGCTTGGCCATTTCAGCCAGGACAACGGCGCGGCCATACTCACCATCATCGATCCCGACGCCACCAGCCCGGCCGGCTTCGTTCAATGCTATGCCGACGTCGAGCATGGCGCCGACGTCCTTATTTATATGCGGGGCAGAAAATGACCCCACCCCTTCCGAACCGCCGCCCGCACATCAGCGGAAGCGCAGGGCCGTTCCGGTTCACCGTGTCGTTCCACCCGGTGACGGGGGCCCCGGTGGAGGTGTTCATTAATGAGCGCGCGAAAATCGGGACGGAACTGGAATCCCACCTTTACGAACTGGGCGTGCGGATTTCCAAGGTAATGCAGGGAGAGTGATTTGAGTTTCCGGTACTTTTCCGACGACGAATTCGTCCGCATCGGTTCCGACGCCAGCCGCATGAGCGTCGATTTCATGGGTAGGCTTTCCAGCCTGCGCGACGAGATCCATCAACCGTTGCCATTGACCAGCGCCTGGCGGTCAGAAAGCCGGAATCGGCAGGTGGGCGGGGCGAAGAATTCCGCACACCTGTACGGCCGAGCAGTTGATTTGCGGATACACGGCGACACCGCCTACCGGGTCGTTTCGATGGCGCCGCGGTTCGGGTTTACGGGCATAGGCGTCCATCAGAGGGGGGTTATTCGCGGCCGATTCATCCACCTGGACGACATGGAATTTTCTGAAGACCTACTGCGCCCGACGATTTGGAGTTACTCCTGATGTGGGCTTCCATCAATTTTGTTTTTAAAAAGGAGACTGTCATGAATAAAGAAACAATTTTAGGCGTGATCCGTCACATCCTGACGTTCGGCGGCGGCTATATGGTCGCCAAGGGCTGGCTCGATGACGCGCTCATGAACAACATGGCTGCCGCGATCATTACCTTGGTCGGCGCCGCCTGGTCAGTTTACGACAAGAAAACCCGCTGATGATATGGCTGAAGAGTCTTTTACTTCTTTTTCAACTCGTCGGAACCATCATCGACCGCCTGGAACTCAAGCGCCAGGTGGACGGGGAAATGGCAAAAGCCGCCCGGAAAAACCTGACGGAGTTGTTCAATGTGGTTGAGGATATTCAGCGCCTTCGCGGCGATCTTAATGATGTCGAGCGTAGCCGCCTGCGCGGCAAATACCGACGTCGTTAGGGACTTCTGCCTGATTGCCGAAAGGCCGGCCTATTCGGAAAATGATACAGAGGCGACGAACCTTTGGATGGACCGCCACGCTATCGCCTGGGAGCGCCTCTGTCTTTAATGAATATCTCCTCCAATGATCTACCCCCCCGTTCCCGGTCCTCCAGGATTCGGATCCGCTGCTTCAGTGCGTGGATCTCATCCTCCACGCTAAAGAACTGCCTCTGCGTCAGAGCGGCGCCGCCGGCCGACGCGACGTAGGGCACCGCCGCGCAGCCCGACAGCAGAAACAAGACGACGATTACGGCTGGCTTCAAAGTAACTTGATCGAGCGAGGGGCCCCGTAAGACCGGGCAATGTGGCCACGCCTCTCCAGGGCGACCAGCATCCTGTGGATGTTGGAATTCGCCGCGCATCCGACCGCGACTTTAAGTTCCCCGATCGAGGGCGGGAACTCATTCTCGTCGATAAACTCCTTGATGATGGACAGGAGGTTGGCCTGCTTGGGGGTAAGGCCGTATTTTTGCTTGGCCATAGCCATATCCTGGCCGCATTTTTCGCAGATCATTTCGATGCCCCCAAGGCCTTGTTCAAGGCGAGGCGTTTCTGCTTCAGCGCCTCGGCGCCGACCTCTGGAATGGCGTCGAGCCCTTTAGCGTTGACCTTCTCGAACGCCTTCAACTCGGTCATCCTTTTCCGCGCTGGAGTATCTTCATTCTTCGCGATGGCTTCCAGTTGAAGGACATATTCTTCGTACCATCCATGCGAATCGGTGAATTCGATGGGCTCCTGCCCGTCATCAGTGAAACAAAGGCGAATAGCCTCTGTACGGTCCTCGGCGGTGGTGGCGTCGACGTCTTCCTCTTCAGGCACCTGGCCACCAGGAGGGTCAACTTCCTCTGTTTGGACGGCAACCTCGGGCCCCGTGGGGGCATCCGGCGGGAAGATGTCGTCGAGTCGAGTCGTAACCGTGGGCGCCACCGGAATATCCGAGACTTCCGTCTCGTCAAGGAAACCCATGCCGCAGATGGACAGGGTGACGCGGCGCTTCGCCTTGGTCATCGCCTTTGCTATTGCATTGGCGCGGTTGTCGCCGCGGAGCCCGGCTATATTGACGGCGCCAACGTCTTCATCGTGCCGGCCGTGCTTGTCGACCGCCGCGACGGAGACGATGTAGAGGCCGCTGTCGTCCTCCTCCTTCGACAGCACCTTGATGGAAACACCGTGGATGGCCCTCAACTGGTCGGCGCAATCGCGCTTCGCGTACAGGATCAACCGACCGTTCAACTTGATGTAGTCGAACGGCTTTGTCAGTGGGTTGAGCCCAAGGGACGAACAGACGGTGGCGTAGTATTTAACACGATCCGCTTCCGATAGGCTGGCGAGGTCGCCGTTGATGACGACCTGCTCGAGGATGGCTGCGGGGGTAGCGTTCTTTTTGACTTGCCTACTCATTCAATTTCTCCTTCGACCTTGAACCGCCGCGATGTGTGGGCGGCCCGCGCCGGCATGGTCTTGACCTTCTCCGGCTGGGCCCTGTACTCGACGGTCGTATGGTTAACGCGGACGCCGCCGGGGAGGATCACTCTCTCGACGCCGGCCATCGAATGCTTCATGGTCAGGGCGCAGTCCCCCATCATCCTGTCGGATGAATCCCTGGCCCTCTTCGCCGCCATGTAGGTGTCGGCGGCATCGATCATGTGCTGGCGTGCCTCGCCCATGATCATCTCGGTCGGCCCATCGGTGAGGTCCATCGGCTCCAGCCCGCGGTTGCCGGCGATCATCCGGCTGGCTTCCCTGGAAGTGACAGGCGGGTAGTCGGTGCCGTCGTCCATGTGCCGCCAGAAAACATCGACGGCCTTCCGAATCGCGATGATCGTCTGCTGGTGGCGGGGAACGACGGCGATGCGCCACTTCAGGTCCGAACGCGCCAGTTCTGCGATGACCGCGAACTGGCAGTCGACGCAATCCATCTGCGCCTGGACCTGGATGACGCGGTCCATCGTATCGGTCTGGTCGGCAGGGTTGCGGGGAATCTTGCACTCCCACACATTGCCGGCGGGAATGGCCTGACCCCCATATTGCCAATCCTCCGCGAAGATTCCGTCGAGGCTGGCGACCATGTTGCAGTGTTCATTGCGACGGCCCTCCGTCGGCTCGACCACGGCGGCGCCGAACTCGTCGTTGAACCATTCGAGCGCCCCTGCCTGGAAATAATTCCCGCCCTTCATGGCCGCGGACGGATCCTCCGGTTTAACTCCGTCATGGACGGCGCGGTGCTTGTTCAGGGTGTCTTGCGGGGTTACTCCGAACGGCAACAGGTATTCGCCTTCAACGGGCGTGATGAACGGCCCGTCCGAAGCGCCGCTTTCGATCCCGGTGACTGAAAATTTGGCCATCAGATCACCCCCGCCCAGACCGCGAAGACGACGACGGCTATCACGATTGAAAAGAGGAACCCGATCAGGACGATGCCTTCGACCGCCACCCGAAGGCAGGTCATAACCATCGGCTCGTCGTTGTGTGGGTGTATATCGTAGAGCATTTTGGTCTCTCCTAGTTCGGGAGGAGACACCGGCCATGACTACGCATGGATATACATGAAGGGGTTAAAGTGTCGCGTTACATTCTAAGTAGCTGATGCCGCTCACTTGTGGGGCTTCGCCCCTGGGCACCACTACCCTCTTAACCCTCTGATATTCCTTGCTTTATCGCCGGTGCGACACCCCCATGGTCATTGCGACACTTTTTCTTCAAAATTACGTTTTGCGAGCAGATGCATGGACTCCGCCGCCATCTTTCTGCGGTCGGCGTCGAGGGTATAGCGATCCGCCATCTTGGCCGACCGCCACCCGAAGATCGCCATCAGTTGTTTAGTCGTCGCCCCGGCCTCGGCCGCCCTTACGGCTCCAGCCTTGCGGAGCCCGTGTGCCGAGCAGCCGGTCAGGCCGGCTTCGTCGCACCGCTTGCGAAACCAGTTGCCGAAGCCGGGTGACGAGAACGGCTTTCCGAATTGTGTCACCAAATAGGCGAGGTGTCCGGACGGCGCAGCATCGATGGCACGGCGCAGTTCCGGCAGGATGGGAAGGGTGCGCTCCTTCGGCGCGTGGGCGGCGCCCTTCTCCTCGGTGAAGACAAGACAACCGTCGCGCTCGAGTTGCGGGCCCAGCCTGACGACATCGCCCCGCCGGACGCCTGTATACAAGAGAAGCGCCATCGCCAGCCGCGCCTTGGTGCCGATGGGATGGGAGACCTCGAAACGGGCGATCT